CCCATCTCGTCGAGGTGAGAGATGCGTGAGGGGAAGTCGTGCAGGGTACGCAGAATGGCAACGCCTGACGAGAAGCGGTCGCCTGAGATGTAGTTACTCAGATTAGCATCTTCCAGAATCTTCTTGACCTTCTGGCGTGAGTGGTCCTTACCGGCACCGGGTGTGGCGACGGCAATGGAGAAAATGTTGCAACGGGTACCAAACGAACTCATCGCGTAACGTCGCCCGAAGATTGCGCCAAACATGCAGATCGTATTCATCAACGCAAAGGTCGGCTGTGGCTGCTGGGCGCATGACAAGATCCAGCGTGTGACGCGACCCACGAGCGAGGGGCTTTCAAACCATTCGTTCGGGAAGTTGGACTTGTTGCTCTTGGTGAACTTCTTGGATTCGGTGAGGCCCGTCAGATCCACCCGCACTTCTTTGGCCGGGTTCAAATTTAAATGCGGCGCAGGTACCCAGCCGTTTTGCTGAGCGTAGTAGTAAAGCGTACCGGCTCCGATCTTGGAGGGCGGCGACTTGCTGTAGTGATCCCACCGCTGCCGGGTCTCAAGGCTGTTGTACTTGCCGGAGGCTTGCGACCACTGGTCAAAGACGATGAAGCCCTTGCCTTCGGTGGCGCAGTACACTGCCATGCCGATGCGGTTCCAATCGTCCCATGAAAGGTCTGGGTTCGGTACAAACTTGAGCGCATCTTGAACGGCAACGAGCGTACCCGTGAGCCCTTCGATGGAAGTCTTGACATCCTTGTCGGGGATGATGGTGTGCTGGAGCCGAGTGCGCCGAAGGTTAGGCGGCAGGGTTTTGTACGCTGCCTCACAAGCCTCAAGCACCTGTTGGTGGGTCACCAACGGCAGCGACTCTAACGGCACCTCGTGAGGCGCAGAGAAGGGCCACTGGTACGGTTTGCCGGTCTCCGGGTGGATGGCATAGGCCACGAACTGCTGGCCCACACCGAGCACCTCAATTGGGTGCATGCTGACCTTGGAGAACGGCTCGTTGGTGCGATAGAGGTAGAGCGCCTTCGGGGATTTACCAATGCGCACGAAGTCGGTCTTGCCGAGTTTCTCCTGAATCACATTGCCGACCGCGATGGCAACGGACGAATCAAGTACGTCCACGTCTACCGCGACGACCTTACCCGTCAGGATGCCGATACCTGCGTCGGGCCACTTCTCCCAGATGTCGATATGCGAACGCGAACTATCCACCGTCGTCCAGCGTGGCATATCAAACCATTGGCCATTGTCATACCGACCGGGCTTCTTGGTACCCGGCATAATCGGAACGATGGTGTAGCCTGCATCAAGCAGCTTCGCACCATGCTCAAACATGAATTGATCAGACATTGACGACTTGGACCTCAATGCGCTCTTCGTTGTCGTACTTCTTTGAAGCGACGATTTCACACACGGCTGCGTCATCGTCAAAAACGATTTCGTTCAGCGCGTCAAGGACTGCCTTGATGATGTTGTCAAGATCGGGTCTGGAAACGTGCCATCCCGTTTTGGTCTTGTGGGAAAAGTACGCCGTGATCGTAACCTTGACAGGACCTTCTAACATGGTCTTGCCTATCATCGCAACTTGTGCAAACGACTTGAGTGCTCGTTCGTAATCGCGAGTCTTCTGTGGCGTGTACGTCACCACACCACCGGTCTTAGTTCGACCAAAGCGCGGACGGGACTTACCAATCGGTGTCCCATGGAACACGATGTCAATCATAGGGTTACTCCAAATTCTCGTTTGATTTTTTGAGCGTGATCTTTTGTTGGCCGCAGGGAATCCTTAATGTATGCCGCAAGGGTGTTGCGCGAAATGCCAATCAGTTTCGCGGCTTCTCGGATTGTCAAGCCCCTGCGCACCAAGGCATCGTGCAGTTTAAACCCCGGCCCGACTGATGCGACCGAACGCAGGTCTTGCACTTTCACAGAACCCTTGGTTTTCCGCAGAATTATCGCTACCCACTGAGGCGACGGCGCACGGCTTCCCGATAGCCATCGTGTAACAGCGGTACGGGTACACCCGACCAAGGCAGCAAACTGCTCCTGTGTCAAGCGTTTCCGTCTCATGTATTCATTAAGCGTCATTGATCCTCCAAATTGCCCCCTTGCTTGAGTGACATATTGCCACCCCTTGCATTCCGTCACAAGGGGGTGTAACTTCTCACTCACTGGCCCCGCCAGTCAATGTGGAGATGTATCAATGTGGAGATGTAAACATGCGAACTGAAACTGAAATTGTGGATGATCTTTGGGCCGCGAAGCAGGCTGAGTCTGACGCCAAAGCAAAGCGGATTGAGTTGGAAGAAGAACTGATTGCACTCCTCGGTGCCAAAGAAGAGGGGCAACAGAAGCACGAAATTGGTGACTACAAGGTCACTATCGAAGGCAAGCTGCTACGCAAGATCGACTGGAAGGCATTTGATGCACACATTGCATCGAAGATTCCCGTTGCCATGCATCCGGTGAAGATGGTCCGCGAACTTGATGTGACCGGGGTGAAGTACCTCGCGAACAACGAGCCGCAGCTCTATCGACTCCTGAGCAGTGCGCTGACTGTTACCCCTGCAAAAACCTACGTCAAAATTGAATTGGGAGCATAACCATGGCTATATCACTTGCTAGTCTCAAGAAGACTGGCACCGCTCGTCCGCCGCGTATTGTCCTGTACGGCACACACGGCATCGGTAAATCTACGTTCGCGGCGCAAGCCCCGGACCCGGTGTTCATCCAAACTGAGGAGGGTCTTGATGCTGTCTCTGCAACAGCGTTCCCGCTCTGCCAAAGTTTTGATGACATTCTGGAATGTATCGGCGTTCTCGCTAGTGAGAGTCACGACTTTCAAACCGTCGTGCTAGATAGCGCGGACTGGGCCGAGCAGTTGATCCAGAAGCGCGTAGCGCAGGACAACAACGTCAAGACGATTGACGCGATTGGTTATGGACGTGGCTACAAGGCCGCTGCCGATTACTGGCGACAGTTGCTGGATGGGTTCGACCATCTGCGTACCGACAAGAACATGCAAGTCATCATGCTTGCACACTCGCAGGTTCGCAGGTTCGATGACCCACTGGCTGATCCGTACGACCGCTATCAACTTGATCTGCATCACGGCAGCGCAAGTCTAGTGAGCGAGTGGTGCGACATTATGATGTTCGCCAATCAGCAGTACAGCACGGTGAAGTCGGATGTCGGCTTCAATCAAAAAGTTACCCGCGCCGTTGGGACGGGGAACCGTGTACTTTATACCCAAGAACGTCCGGGCTGGCAGGCCAAGTCTCGTTGGTCGCTGCCCGACACCCTCCCGCTGGACTACAGCAAGTTCGCTGAAGCCCTCGGAAATTCAATGGCACAAATCGTAGGAGAGTAAAATGGCAAAGTTAAATTTTAATGCTTCAGAAGTTTCGACCGAGCAAAGCGGTTACGAGCCGCGACCGGCGGGCGACTACACCATGCAAGTCGTGAACAGCGACATGCGTACCACCAAGTCGGGCACCGGCCAGTACCTCTGGCTGGAGTTTGACATCCTGAGTGGTCCGGTTCGTGGCAAGTACTTTGAGCGACTCAACCTTTTCAATGACAACGCCAAGGCTGTAGAGATTGCCAACCGGCAGCTCTCTGCGATCTGCAACGCGGTCGGTCTTGTGTCGCTTCAAGACTCTGAGCAACTTCACATGAAGCCGATGAAGGTCGTACTCAAGGTCTCTGAGAGCAAGAACGGTTCTTTGCAGAACAATGCGAAGTACCTGCCGCTCAATGCAGCTCCGGCTGTTGCGGCGGCACCTGCTCCTGCGGCTCCGGCTGCGGGTGCGGCGAAGCCTTGGGAACGTCATAAGAAGTAACTAGGGGGCACGGCATCTCGGGGGTTTTCCTCTGCACTCCTTCACCTCTGGGGTGTCGTGCCTTCTTTTAAATCATGGTCAAAATACCTAACTTGCAAGATCCAACGCTGCTCGCGCTAGACGCTGCCTTAGAGGAAGCACAGCGCAGCTCCCCCCGCCTGTATCTCGGTGCCTCTAGCATTGGTGAGAACTGTGAGCGTAGACTGTGGCTCAGTTTCCGCTGGGCCAAGCAGGGCTTTATCGAAGCCGCTGGTCTACGCCGAATTGAAGATGGGCACCGGGGCGAAAAGGTATTGGCAGATTGGCTACGGTTAGTACCCGGAGTTGATCTTTCCACGGAAAAGGAACCCGGTGTCCAGCATCACTTTGAAGACCACGGCGGTCACTTCCGTGGCAACTGTGACGGACTCATCACCGGCCTTTTGCAATCCCCAAAGAAACTTCATGTCTGGGAATGCAAGATCGTCAACGAGCAGAAGTTCAAAAAGGTTTCGTCGCTGAAGATCAGCAAGGGCGAAGAGAACACGCTCAGGGAATGGGATTACGTCTACTACGCTCAGGCTCAAGTGTATATGCACTACTTCAAAGCCGAGCG